CCGAGGTTGACAGCTTGATTTGCGACCCAATTATATGGATATGCACCACCGGGGACTGGGGTACATGGTGCTTGCGAGACTTGAACGGTACGCAAGCATCCTGTATCACGGACGATTCTCTCTCTAGCAGAATTGATGTTATCAATTAGCTGTTGGTTGGTGTAGAAGTTTGCGTTTGCATCATGCAACAAATTTCTAACAGAGTAAAGGTAACCTGAGAGGGTTTGCGCCATTGAACGTCCATATTATGCTGGGACATTTCCCCCCGCCTTCTTTGAGGAAGGCAGAGGTACTCTTTCCATCACCGGGGATAACGAGTGATTCTGTTGAGGAGGTTCCAAAGTAATTTGGATTTTCTCCAAAATTTCTAAACCTTGAGGCAAGTCATTTTTTGTCTTGATAAGTCCAAGGCGAGTTAAATAAATTTCTTTATTGTCATCACCCCAGCCAAATATGTGTCGAATCGCTTCTTCCGGCGCCTCCACTGTTTGATTCACCGGAAATCTGTATTGTTGAAACGCATAGTCAAAAACTATGGGCTTCTCCCAATTATTCGTTACATACATAGTTATCCCCTATCAAAAAAATTAGAACGTTACAACGTCTCCGTACACGCGAATATCACAAGTGTTGGAGTTACCAGACACAGTGTTGATGTTCACATACAAAGCTGAAGTAACTGCACCTGATACAGCCGTGTTGCCGTTATAAGGTGAAGCAATTGTCAAATCTTGGTACAAACCAGTTCCTGTGAGTGTCACTTGGGCATTTGCAACAACAAGGTTTGCACCGTCGTTGGTTGTTCCAATAGACACATAAGCACCTGATAAATTACCAGACGGATTTTGCAGAGTAATTCTTCTAACAATAATTCCGCCTGAATTTGCTGTTGCCCCGCCTTTAGTCAAGCCACCACTCAAAATGGGAATTGCGATAGCCGCATTTCCCGCTGTATTGAGCGTAGTAGCCTGAATAACAGCCACACGACCATATCCAAAACTGTCAAGGTAATACTGACCGACTGAATCTGGACTAGCCATGTGTTACTCCTTAGACGTTGTTGTAGGTGCCTGTTACCGCTTGACCGCTATTAGAGCCGTACAGCGTTACAGTCACGTTACCACTTGTTGACAATGCTTGAACGTTTGCGCCATCAGACCACACAATACCGGCGGTACTGGCGGCAACAACGTTTGTCCAAGTAGGAGCGGCAAGGTTGGTCGATGTGTTAAATTGAATTACAACACTAGCTGTTGGCAACAACTGGTACAGACCCGCAGGGATTGTTGTTCCAGATGTTGTTGCAGTCACGTTGGATGCTTCAAAGTACGCACCGGCTGTGTTTGTCGCCGCATTGGCTAGGATGATTTTATTGGGTGAAAGTGACATGATTTACCTCCTTATAGTGAAATAGAGTTGTAACCCGTCACCTGTGTCATGGTCTTAGGCTTGGTAGAAACCAATTCTGCAATCATGAGAACAGCGCCAACATAACCAATTTGCCAGTTAGGCAAAGTAGACTCAAATCCTGTAAACACAAACGAACCTTGCTCATGGATGTATAAGCTCAAGTAGTTCATGTTGAGGAAGTAAACCGTACCCTCTGGGCAATATGGGTCTGGATAAATTGGCACACCAGCAACCATCAAAGCACGGAAAGCGGCTTGAGGACCGTTGCCGTCTGCATCAAATCCGTTGCCGGGAGTGATGACATACTGCTCTTGACCTACAAAGTCTTGTGCTAAGAGTGTCCAAGTACCAAATCCGCAAACGCCAAATGTAGGTACTTCAGCACCTTTCTTAACAGTTCCAGCGATGTACTGGAGAATGTTTTGACGAGTTGGGTTTACGTTACCAGCGGCATACTGGGCAGATTGCCACCATGTATAGCTTGAACGGGAAATGTTTCCGTATGTACCGGAAGAAGAAACTGCGGCGGGAAGACCAATGAACTGCTGATTGTTTGTTGTATTGGTGTACAACGCAGTAGCCATTGCATCCATCATGACGTTTGTCGCGTCATTCATACGAGCTTCAATGAGTGGGATAATTGCGGCGTCTTGCTGAACCGCACCCTCCATACCGAGGAACGGTACTGGGGCAATCATGAGTTTCAAATCAAATTCAGCGTTGTAAGCACCTTGCTGGACGGCAGGCTGGTTGAATGAACCAGAGTAGTCCGACCACTGGGCGTTCACAAATTGTGAGCCTTGAACTGGAACTGTTACTGAGGATACACCACCGCTTGCTTGTTGACTGTTTGCAATCAACGCCGCAAGTAAAGGCGTACTGTTATAAAGTTGAACAACCAGCTTGGGGATGAACGCTCTACGAGTGACGTAAGTCAGCTCGGTATATTGCGAACTACCCGTTGCCGGAATAATACCGCCACCAATAGGCATAATTTATCTCCGAAAAAAAATATCCCCTGTTTTAAAAACCTATTGGTCTTACGTTTCCTTTGCGTAAGTCCATCAAGGCTCTTGATGCTTCCTCCCTAGCCGCAGTCACTCTGTTTTTCCAGAAAGGCTTCAGGTCAAACTTCGCAAGCGGATTGGGCTGATATGCTCCGCTGACAGACGTTGGTGTGGCTGATTGTTTCATCCACTCCCAATAATCCGCCGCGGCTTCATGATTGGTAATTCCTTTATCAATCATTACTTTTTCGATTTCAGGAATGTCATTTTCAGACAATCCTCTTTTCATAAGTTTTTGACGACGCGATTCCAAATCAGCTACCGCCTCTTTTTCACGCAACTTGTTTTCCAAGTCTTGTACTCTTTGCTCTGCGCGAAGCACTGCGTTATTGGTTTTTTGTTCAATATCGAGTTCTGGCAATGGCATATTGGGATGAACTTCCCTAACCAATCCCAAAAACTTAGGACGAATTTTAGGGTCGTCCGACATTTTTTTAACCAACATTGCGAGTTCATCTCGCTGTTCAAAGGTAAGGTCTTCTAAACTCATAAATATCCCCTGTTGTTATTAAATTACTTTCTTACCGTCACCGGGCTTCTCAACGTGCATCTTGTTCTTAGGACCGGCTTTAGCTGGGTTGCTAAGTCCACCTAAGTGAGCAAAACGTGGTTGGTTGGTGATGACGCCATGTTGCTGATTGTCAGAAATCGGGTTACGAGGCTGACCAGCGGCGCGAGGCTTAAATAAATCCATGATAGTTTCCTTTTACATTGGAGGAGGAGTTGCGCCACCAGCGGGAGGCATACCGGGAGGCATACCACCCCCAGCACCCGGCATTGGCGGCAAATTGGGAACAGCGGGAGCTTGAGACATTGCCCGACCTTCTGGCGTAGCGCCTCCAGCTTGGGGCAAATTTTGTAGCATCTGAATAATTTCAGACTGCTGAAGTTCTTTGGTTTTGTTTTTCTTGGGACCAAGAACCGCGGTGAGAGAACGAATGGCGGCAAGCGCTTTTTGTCCTTCATCGGATTCAGAGCCAAGGCTAGGCAGTGCTTGTTCAATCAAGTCCATTGCCATGGAGAGATTGACCATTGCGCCTTCACGGTTGCCCATCTTGGGTTCAGGTGTTGACATAGGAGAAGCCATTGGCGGCGTCTCAGCATCCGACATATTGCCGGGTTCATTAGGAGGCGGCGTAATTGCTGGAGCTGACGTTGCCCCTGCGCCTCTTTGCGACTTAATTAAATCCATCAGCTTATCTGGTGGGACGCTCATAAATTGCCTCAATCGTTAAAGTTAACTCAATTGACTCGAACTATAACACTATGTCAAGTGGAGAGGCAAATTTTTATTCCCGCCCCCCCAAAGGAATGTTGGTTTTGGTCAAGCCAAATAACCTTAAGGGGCAAGCCCCGTAAGATTACTTGCGGCTCTTACGACCTTTACGTGCTTTACGCATGGTTCACTCCTAGATAAGAGGAGGCGACCTATTTATGAGGGAAGGAAGCC